GTTGGTATGGATGCACAGACTTTGGCATCACTATATCCAGAGTTTGCTGATCAGATTTTAAATAAGAACACATATACACCAGGCTCTCCATATCTATCTTTAGTTCGCTACCACGACAAAGATCAAGATGTAATCTATGTACCAGAGCGTAAAGATTTAGTCCTAGCCCGTACACCAAACATTGTTGGTAAGTGTATGGCTCGTGTTGCTTTCCGTCCATCTATCGATGGTGAAGCCCGTGGACAGTTTGATGATGTACTAGCAGTTCAATTAGCTCGTGCTCGCTTTGCAGTATTGCAGATCCAAGCCGCTGAGAAATCTATCCAAGCACCTATTGCTATTCCACAAGATGTGCAAGAACTTGCTTTGGGACCAGATTCAATTATGCGCTCTGCTAATCCTCAAGCAATCCGCCGTGTTCCACTAGAACTACCTCAAGGTGTATTTGCTGAGTCTAATGTTTTAGAGCGTGAGCTTCGTATGGGTGCTCGTTATCCAGAATCTCGTTCTGGTCAGATCGACGCATCCGTTGTAACAGGTCGTGGTGTACAAGCATTACAAGCTGGCTTTGATACACAAGTTAAAGCAGCACAAGCACAATTCGCTAGAGTCTTTACTGAGTTAGTTGGTATCTGCTTTGAGGCAGATGAGAAGGTCTTTGGTAGCAAAGTAAAAGAGATCCGTGGAATTGATGACGGTACTCCATACACAATGAAGTACATTCCAAGCCGTGCTATTAATGGTGATTACGCTGTTGATGTTCGCTACGGAATTATGTCAGGTATGGATCCTAACCGTGCTGTTATTGCATTACTACAAATGCGTAGCGATAAACTTGTATCTCGTGATTATGTACGACGTGAGATTCCAGTTGAGATTAACGTAACTCAAGAAGAACAAAAAGTTGATATTGAAGAAATGCGTGATGCGCTAAGAGTAGCCGTAGCACAATATGCTCAAGCAATTCCAGCATTAGCTGCACAGGGACAAGATCCTTCACAAATCATTAGCCGTATTGCCGAAGTAATTCAGGGACGGCAAAAAGGTATGCAAATTGAAAGCATTGTGGAAAAGGCTTTTATGCCTGAGCCACAACCTCAGGCTCCTCAAGGGATGCCTCAGATGCCGGTAGCAGGTGCGGCCCCCGCTCCTGCCTCGCAGCCTACTCCAGTACAAACTGGCGGTGTGGCCCCTGCTCCTGGCCAACAACCAGAAGGTAAACCTGATATTGCATCATTGCTCGCCTCAATCGGCGGCGCAGCTTAAAGAAAAGGGGGTGAACAATGAACAAAGGATCAAGAGCATCAGCTCCTATGTCAAAGCCAGTTGAGGGCAAGAAGGATACTTCTAAGCCAGCAGGCGGAAAGACATATTTCGGCTACACAGCAGCAGCTCGTAAAGGAAACAAAGTAAAAAAGGGCTAATCAAATATTAGATAGGTGGTTGGGTGTGGACGACAACAAAGATTTCGTACCACGCCCAATCCATCTTGCAGATATATTAGTTGTACTTGCAGGGTTTTTTAACAACATAGCACAGAGTATAAACTTGCTAACAGAAGAATTTTTAGAATTAACAGTATATAACGCAAATAGAGAGAGCAAAGTTAAGAAAGTTTGGGAAGACTTTGCCAACGATTTAGAGAAGATACAGGAGGACCAAGATGGCGCTTGAAGATTCAAATCCAATTAAAGGCGTATCAGGTCCTGGTAAGTATGCAAAGAGAATTGATCGTATGCCATCAAATGCGTATGGCGATACAACAGAAACAGCGCAATTAGCGTCAGGTGCTCCGTTGGCTAGAACTCCAGATGTTCGCCCAGCACCTGCTTCACAGGTAAAGCAAGCAGCACAATCTGCACAAGTAACTCCATTATTTGCTCCAACAGAACGCCCACAAGAACCAGTTACTAACGGCGTTAATATTGGTGCTGGTGCTGGTTCAGAAGCACTTGCTATGCGTCAACCAGATGACACTAACTTTAGATCAGCTATTGCATCATACAAGCCAGTACTTAATTACATTTCAGATTTACCTAATACTTCGCCAGAAACCCGTCAGGCTATTCGGCAGTTATGGGATATGTTGTGAGTGTATGGAACAGAATTGGTGATGTAGCAACAACCGCTGCAAAAGATCTTTTTAAGTTTGGTGGAGAAGTAGCAGGAGCTATTACCTCACCTGCAAAATTTGCTTGGGATATTGGTACAGCACCTTGGAATGATGCCGAAGAATATAACGGATTTATTCAACCATTTAAGAGTGCTGCTTCTGGTGCAACTAAAGATGTAATTAAACCGTTGGCATCTGCTGGTGGCGCTATTATGAAAGTTCCTGGTGTTCAACCAGCACTTGAGCGTATCAACAAAATCAACCAAGAGTACATTAGAGAACCGCTTACCACCTTTGAGTTAGTTCAAGGTGATGTAAATAAAGGCGAAGCAAGTTTTTTTAATCCTAATGACTGGAGAAAAGCGTACAAAGGCGCACAAGAAATTTCCTTTGGTCAAGCATTTTTATCTAAATACAGATCTATCTACGACCCAAAGTTTGACATCTACGATCCTCGTCAACGTGAAAAAGCATTTAAAGATAGTGCTTGGGGTAAGGCTACTTCAGGTGGTCTAGATCTTGCAGCACAACTCTTTGGAGATGTAACCCTTGCTGCAGGTAAAGGACTTAAAGTTCTTAAAGCAAGTGAGTTAGGTGTAGGTAAACTTACTAATGCTGATGCTGTGGCTAAAGCAGCCGAGGATATTACTAAAGCTCAATACGGAGTCAATAACCGTTTCTCTAAAGTAATAGATGATTTTACTGCAAACAATTCCGCTTATGCTATTTCTCATCCTATGGTTAAGTCATCAAATAACCCAGGATTACTTGCACACCTATTAGGTGATTCAGTAGACCGAGATGAAACAGCCCTTATATTAAGATCCTCTTTGGGTGATCCTGCTGCTATGGATGAACTACGTTTACAAAGAGCGTACATCTCTGATGCACTAGAAACTGCTCGTGGCAAGATATCAGCAGTAGATGAATTTAAATTATTCTCAGCACCAGATGGTTCAGGTATGCTGCCATTCTTAAACGATAACCCAGCGGTTACTGAAGAAGCCCTAGCTAACTACAGATCATTAGCAGCAAACGATAAATACTTTGCAGATTTAATGCAATTAGGAGAAGCAGGTGGTGCTCTTACTCGCACAACTGGTAGAGCGTTACAAGGGGCTGAAGATTTTGTTGCTAAATCCCGTGCTGTTAAATTTTATGATAAGACAGTTGGTAACCCTAGGGTAGAAATATTTCAACCAACTCCATTTCACCGTTTATATCAAAAGTTTTCTTGGGGTTTAGGAGAACGCCCAGCAGGTTTAGTAGATTTTAACGATCCTGATTCTTACAAAGAAGTAATTGCTAATATCAATACTCTTGAGAAAGTTGTTGGCTTAACACCAGAACAATCTAAAGGTATATTAGATAGTTATATTGCCGCTTCTACACCAGAGGCTAGATATGTAGCAGCGTTAAATTTGGAAGGCAAAGCACTTCGGGCTATAGCTGCTAAATATAATATTGATGAAGATATAGCAAATAAGATTTACAACAACTATAACGGCGCTAGAACATCAGCCTTAAAGTCTGTTAAAGACAAAGGCTTTATGGTTGATACTGATGGATCAATCCTTAAAGTACCTCAACTAGAATCTCAAACTGCTGATTACCTACCGTTAATGGATTTTAAATTAATGGATGATCTACTTAAGCGCAATAGTTCAGTGCTTAACTCATTCAAAGGTGTGACGGTTGATACAACCTTACACATAGCGGATGTATTGCAAGATGCTTTTAAAGCAGGAGCGCTACTTCGTCTTGGTTATACTCAACGTAACGCAATAGATTCTCAACTTCGTATTGCTGCAGCAGTAGGTTCTTTTGCCACATTGCGTCATCTAGGACCTGGCATTAAGAACATCATCAATAATAGTGTTGCTGTTCCAGCACGGTTAGTAGATAGATACCGCCCTATAGATGCTGGTATGACTATTAAAGAAGTTCAACAAGCAAACACTACAGTTATTAAAAAACTTGAAGAACTTAAAAAGTCTATTTCTGAGGCTGAAGCAAAGTTATCTTTAAAGCCAGAGAATTTACATCTTGCTGGTAAAGTTAATACCCTTAAAGAGTTAGAAAAAGAAAAACTAGCGGTATATAACCATTACTCAGAGGTATTAAATAGATTTAAAGGTGCTGAACCTAAGAAACGTATTGGCACTGGTTCATTTGAAGTAACCACATCCGATGGTGATAAATACACTCTTCACGATGCTTTTGGTGGTCCACTAGGAGATATGTTCCGTAAGATCGCCTCATCCGGTAACTCATTTGAGCGTATGGTTGATAGTAATACCGATATGTATATGCGTAAGCTGACATCTAAAGGTATTGCTCAAATACGACCAACAGATCCTGCTTACTTTGAACAATGGGCACAGACATTACGTCAACAATTTGGCAACTCAGCAGTAGTTAAAAAGATTATTGCTGGAGAATCTGTTGATGATATTGCTCGTTGGCTTAGAAACTCACCAGATGGAAGAGATTTACGACGCAGACTTGCAGTTACTTCTGATGAAGCAGCAGATTATGTTACAAAAGTAAACGGGTTTTTAGACCAATACCTACCTGCATCATCTAACCTTAGAGGTAAATTAGGTGAGATAACTGCTAATGACTTAAGATCTGCCTTTAAAGATCCAAGAGAATTACCTGTTATCCACGGACATCTACTTGAAGAGAGCCTTTTCAATACATCACGTATTAAAGGTAGAGAAATAATCAACACTTTATTTCATTTCCTAGGAACTTTACCTGAAGATACTTGGGCACGTAATCCGCTATATGTACATTTCTATCGTCAAGAGGCTAAACGCCGAGTTGATGTAGTAGCTGGTCTTAAAGGTGATAAATTATCCTTTGCTGATCAACAAGAAATTATGAAGGCTGCTCACAAAACCGCTTTGCGGGAGATGAAGGGCGTTCTTTTTAATATTGAACGTAAGTCTAACCTAGCTTCTGCTATGAAATATATCAGCCCATTCTTCTCAGCTCAAGAAAACTCTTACAAAACTTGGCTTAAGATGGCAGTAGCCAACCCACAAATTATTAATCGTGGATATCTTGTATGGAACTCACCAAATAAAGCAGGTCTTGTAACTGATCAAGACGGAAACGAAGTACCAGCAGGTAAAACATCTGGTAATGACGTTATTTGGATAGGATTACCAAAAGGAATTACAAAGATTCCTGGTCTACAGTCACTAACTGAACTTGGTATTCCAAAGGGATCTTTAGATATCTTGTTCCAAGGTGGAATGGATGTCCTTTATATGAAGGGCAACCCAAATGTTTTCAGTGATATCTTTCCAGTTGGACCTTATGTAGCAGTTCCAGTGTCAGAGGTAGTAAAACGTCAACCTTCATTAGAAGATGCGTTTAGATGGGCACTTCCTTTTGGTCCAACCAAGGATGCTGTATCAGGATTTTTACCAACTTGGTTCCAAAGACTGCAAACTAGAGCAGCGGGATTAGATGATCCAGCATTTGCTCGTAGTTATCAGCTAATTTGGAATACAGAACAACAAAAAGCAAAGCGCAACGGATTACCTCCAGTAGATCCAAACAAAGTTCTTAATATGACCAAGGATTACTGGAATATGCGTACTGCCGCTAACTTAATTATGCCTTTTGCTCCAAGATTTGATAGCCCATACCGATTCTATCTTGAGAAGTCTCGTGAGTATAAGAGAGTTTACGGTCTTGAAGCAGATGCTAAGTTCTTAAATGACTATCCTGACTTCTTTTCATTCTCAGCAAGTCTTTCATCTAACCCAACTGGTATCCAATCTTCAGTGCAAGCAGTTGATAGCATCAAGAAATACGGTGGCCTTGTAGGTGAACTAGCAAAGATTGAACCTAAGTTAGTTGGTTTAATTGCTAATAACCCTTCTGGTTATGACTTCTCTCAGGCATCATATGATTACCTATACGGTAAGAGAATCTCACCAGATTCACCACAGAAGTTCCTATCATCACAAAGCCCTGCTGAAGCACAACGCAAGAATGAGGCAGAAAAGGGTTGGATTGTTTACAACCAATTCTCTGATGCTATAGATAATGAACTTCAAAAACGAGGTCTTTCTTCAGTTCAACAAACCGGTGCTGAGGATCTAAAGTATATTAAAGAGCAGGCTATCTTAAAGTTATCTGTTCAAACAGATGCTGAAGGTAAGCCAATATTTGATTCTAAAACTGGTAACTACGCTAGAACAGCTTGGTATGATGATTATCTTGATTCAGATGGATCTAAGACAAACCGAGTGATAGCAGGTCTTGGCAAGATCCTTAATGATGAGAAGTTTATGAAGGATAACAAGAAGAATACAACTTGGAAGTCAGTATCTGTTTATCTTGATTTTAGAAAAGCAATAGCGGCAGAACTTGCTAAAAGAGAAGTAAAATCTATAGATGCTAAAGCAAATGTTGATTTGAAATTCATCTACGACGGAATGGTAAATAAATTGAAACAAGATGACAAACTTGGATTCTCATATTTATACGAGAGATTTCTTTCTCAAGATCTTGTATACGACAAGTACTTAACACCGAAAGAGGTTAAATAATGGCAGATACAACACTTGCTGATTTAGCCAAAAGTCTAGGTATTAATACAAGTAATATACCTGTTGGTGGTTCAGATACTAAAAAATCTGGCACCTATACAAGAACCCAGTATTCATCTAACGTTCCAGATGACCTTGCTTTAGAGCAAAAGATAAATCAAGTATTTCAACAATTCTATGGAAGAGATGCTAATCAAAATGAATTGGCTATTTGGCTTCCTCAACTTAAGAACAAGTATAAAGGTCCAGACGGTAAGTCTAAAACTACTGTTAGAGAGACCTATCGCAATGGTCAATTAGTAAGCAGTGATTATCTTACAGCCGATAACCTTGATCCTAAGTTATGGCTTACTGACCAGATCAAAACTAACCTACTTTCTGGTAAGCAAGAGGTAAATAAGTTAGCAATTCCAGAGGGTCCTTCTGGTAAATACTTTACTGAGATTAAGAACCTAGCTGCTAAAAACGGAATTATGTTATCCGATGAAGCAGCGACTGATTATGCTAATAAAATCGTAGCGGGTGTTCTAGATATTGATACTGCATCTAATACCATTAGAGAAAGCGCAGCATCTGCCTTCCCTCAATTAGCAGAGAAAATCAAAGCTGGTATTGACCTAAAAACTTTAGCAGATCCTTATATCCAATCTATGAGCAATATCCTTGAGATACCTTACACAGCGGTTGATTTGTTTGATCCTAAAATTAGAGGTGCTCTTGCCTACACTCTTCCTGATGGCAAGGTTGGAACTAAATCAATTTATGATTTTGAAAGAGAACTACGCCAAGATCCTCGTTGGCAGTACACAAATAACGCTAAAGAAGCAGTATCAAACTCAGTTACAAAAGTCCTTAAAGACTTTGGATTTATGGGGTAATGATGGCAATTGACGCAGAAACCGCTAGAGAAGCTAAAAGAGTTGCAACTGCAGCGCCTAAGCAAACCGCTCCTACTAAATCTACAAAGACTTCAACCAATACTGATTTAGGAAAAGCTTATAAAGATTACCTTTCAGAGATAGCACGAATTGATGCTAATACCGTTAAATCTGATACCACTGGTGGTGGTTTAGGTGGTGGGGGTGGGTTAACTCCTGATCAGATAGCAGCACAATTAGCTGCACAACAATTAGCACAACAAAATGCACAACAAGCAGCATTGCTTAAGCAACAACAAGAGGCACAAGCAGCAGCGGCATTGGCTGATCGTCAATCTGCCTATGACTTGTTAATGGAACAATTTTCTCAATATGGTCTTGGCGCCCTAGTAGAACCACTTAAAGATTTAGTTCAACAGAATGTATCCCCATCAGAGTTTTCATTACGCTTGCAACAAACTGATGCTTATAAGAAACGGTTCTCCGCTAACGCTGATCGTATAGCAAAAGGCTTGGCTGCATTAAGCCCTGCTGAATATGTTGCTTTAGAAGACCAATACCAGAATGTTATGCGTAACTACGGATTACCTAATACTTATTACGCTAAAGATTCTATGGGTACTCAACCTGGTTTTAATCAACTCCTTGCTAACGATGTATCTGCTACTGAATTAGAGGATCGTATTTCTACAGCAAAGAACAGAGTTGTTAATGCTAACCCTGAGGTTAAACAAGCACTGAGAGCCTTCTATCCTGATATTACAGATGGCGATATCTTGGCTTATACCCTTGATCCAACTAAGGCATTAACTGATATTAAACGCAAGGTAACTGCTGCTGAAATTGGTGGCGCAGCCCTTGGTGCAGGACTTGCTACAAGCCAATTAGCTGCTGAAGGATTAGCAGGTTATGGCGTAACCAAGCAACAAGCACAACAAGGTTATAGTGCTATTGCTGAGTTCTTACCTACCGGTGAGAAACTTTCACAAATTTATCAAGAGTCTCCATATACTCAAACACAAGCAGAGCAAGAAATATTTAATCTTGCAGATTCTGCCTCCGCTGCTAAGAAGCGCAAGCGCTTATCTGAACTAGAGCGAGGATCATTTAGCGGTTCTGCTGGTATGTCAACTGGAGCGTTAAGTAGAGATCGTGCATTAGGTAGCCAGACATTTGGAGCTGGTTCTTACTAAACAACTAGGCCTGCTAACGGGACGACTGGTCCGTTAGAGAGAAACACTAAATACCAGGAGTAGAAGCCATATAGAAACCCCCGATTTTATATGAGGTCTACGCAACTACAACAGAATGGGAGATGGACTAATGTCCAATTTCGACTACGAGGATGAAGACGACGATACTACACAGGATCAGAGTCAAAATAATGATCTCGTTAAACAATTGCGTAAAGCAAATAAGCAGAAAGAAAAAGAACTTGCTGAGTTAAAATCTCAGTTTGATAACTTATCCAAAGCTCAAAGAGAACGAACTATTAAAGATGTCCTCGAAGCTCGTGGAGTGAATAAGAAGATCGCTTCTTTCATTCCTTCGGACATAGACCCAACTGAGGAGTCTTTGTCTAAGTGGTTAAACGAATACGGTGACGTATTTGGAGTACCCGCTGAACCAGAACAACCAGTAGTAGATCCGGCTCAAGCCGCTGCGTATAAGAAGATGAATAACACTGTTGACTCTGGGTTAACCCCTGATTCATCAGATGACATTCTGAGAAAAATTCTTAGTACTAACAGCAAGGAAGAGTTGGACGAAGTACTGCGTCAATCTGGTATGTAAACTTCTATCCGAAAGGCATATAACCTAAATGGCAATTCCAAGTGGTTCGTTAACAGGTACCTCTGCCATTAGTAATTTGGTCCAAACAGCGTATGATCAATACGTTCGTATGGCCCTCCGCTCCATTCCAGTAATGCGAGCACTTGCTGATGTCAAGCCAGTACAACAGGCAATGCCAGGATCATCAGTTGTATTCTCAATCTATTCTGATCTAGCACAAGCTACTTCAACTTTGACAGAATCAACAGACGTATCCTCTATTGCTTTAGGTAACCCAAACCAGGTTACAGTAACACTTCAAGAGTACGGTTCAGCCGTAACAACAACTAAGAAGTTAAACCTAACTTCATTCAACGATGTTGATGCAGCACTTGCCGACATCATTGCTTATAACGCTGCAGACTCTATCGATGCTGTTGTAGCCTCTGTTCTAACATCAGGCTCAAACGCAATCTATGCAGGCACAGCAACTAACACAGCAGGTATCAAGGCTGATCAGTTAATCACTGTTTCTGACATCCGTCAGGCAGTAACTGAGCTACGCACAAACAAGGCTCTGCCTCGTATTGGCGAGTTGTACGCAGGATACCTACACCCACGTCAAACTGCTGACCTTCGTGCTGAGACAGGAACTGGTGGATTCCAGGACTTGACTAAGTTCGTTGATCGCACACCGTTTGTCGCTGGTGCTGTTGGCGTAATTGAAGGTGCGTTCATTGTTGAAACACCTCGTGTTCCTTACGCAACAAATGGAACAACTAACGTTTACAAGGCAGTAATTGCCGGACGTGAAGCGCTTGCAGAAGCGCAAGGCCAAGACATTTCAACTGTCATTGGACCACAAATCGACGCATTGCGTCGTTTCCACACAATCGGTTGGTACTACTTTGGCGGATGGTCACTACTTCGTCAAGCAGCTATCTACCGTGTGGAGTCTGCTGCAACAAACGGCTAACAATAACCGTTTCGGTAAGGGGTGGGTCAAACTGCCCCTTATCACTTAGAAAGGAAGTTATGCCACAAGTATTAGTTGGATATTCAGTTAACACACCTTGGCAATACCAGACTTGGGGAGCAGGTCAGGCTTGGCCTGATAAGTATTCTCGTCTTGCTGGTAGACCAATTACCGGTGGTACTCTAACTGGAACTATTAATCCATTCCTAACTGATATTGCTCGTGGTGTAACCTTGATAGTTAATGGAACAACTGTTACTGAAACTTTGTATCCATATCAAAACACGCTGGCAGATGCTGACTGGTATGTCCTTGGTGGACACGTCCAAAGCATTAGTATTGCCCAAGCACAAATTTTAATTGATGCTGGTTATACCGATTACCTGACACCAATTTATGAGGATCAATGAGCAACTGCACATCAAGCTGTAAGACCCAAGATCATCAGTCATACGGCGATTGTCTTAAACAAAACTCACCAATGTTTGCAGGATGTTTTCCAACTAGACAAGGTTGGGATAAAGACAAAGAGAATAAAGATAACAGAGAATTAGACTCATACTGGTCTGCATTAAGACAGGGAGTAGAACCGGTATCTACAAAGCAAAAAGATATAGATAGTGCTATGAAGATATCTAATGAGGTAGGCAAAGCCTTTGATGGCAATACAATGGGATTTAGAGACTAAGCGTCACTAAATAGAAAATAGGAGCAACTATGAAGAAAATGAAATCATCTGGTGGCGCTCAATCCACCAATGACACTGGTTTCCGCAAGGGAAGCAGCAAGGGAATAACCAAGTCAACAATGATGGTATCTCCAGCTAAGACTAAGGGTAACACTGCTAAGTTTGCTGGCGGTAAGAAAAAGGTAGGTAAATAATATGTGCGCTGTATGTGGATGCGGATACGCAGATTACGACGATATTGAAACTGGTGCCCCTGCTAAGGAGGCTCCAAGACAATGAAGAAAGCACACCCAGGATTTAAAAAAGCAGCATCAATGATCGCAAAGAAGCAAGGTGTATCTAAAGAGCGTGCCAGTGCAATTCTTGCAGCAGGTGCTCGTAAGGCTTCAGCCAAAGCAGTTAAGGCTAACCCTCGCTTGAAAAAAGTTGCAGGGATGAGATCTAAGAAGGGTATGTAATGGCCCGTCAACTTTATACCGAATCTGGTGATAAGAAAGTTGATGCCAAACTACTTGCCAAATTAACTCCTGCTCAACGCAGAGAATTTAAGAAGGCAGATGAGAAACACCGCAAGGTTAAGTATCAGAGTGAAGATACCAAAATAGATAAACAGATCATCAAGAAGATTAAGGCGAAATCTAATGGCAAAAAAGGCAAAGGCAAAAGTAAAAACAAAAGAGGCTAAAGTAATGGGTGAGTTTAAAAGAGGAACTCTACATTCTGGTAGCAAAAAGGGACCAGTAGTTAAGTCTCGTAAGCAAGCAATTGCTATTGCTCTATCTGAAGCCAAGAAAGCCAAGAAGAAGTAATGGCATCAGCAGCCTGGCAACGCAAAGAAGGTAAGAATCCTAAAGGTGG